CGGTGACAGCACGTTATTCTTGGCATTGATATAAGCTTCTGCAGCATCCTGGAATGTCTGGTTAGGACATGACGAAGCAGGGCGTGTGTACTGTCTCGTGATCAGCACCTGCGCCTCTGCCTTTGTCGGTTTATGATCGACTGTGACAGAGTATCTGTGCCCGTCTACTGTCTGCCGTATTCTCCACTTATTCCCATGTTTTTCGATGGTCATGACTGCACCTCTTCCACAAGATGCTGGAACACTTCACCGCAGGCCATAGCATCAGCCAGAGCACGGTGTGATCCGGCCTGCTGGATGCGATAGTATCCACATACATCAGACAGGGCATAACCGAATATCTCATCCTTTTTGATCTTCTTCCGGGACTGTGCCAGCGTGTCAATATACTTGTGCTTCTGCTCAAGGATCCTGCACCCGGAATAGTATAAGAATTTCAGGTCAAATTCCAGATTGTGGGCCGTGATCACGGAGCAATCCAGGAAGGCCTCGAAGGATGACAGAACCTGGCTGATCGTGGGTGCATCCTTGACCATCTCATCCGTGATGTGATTGACTGCCGTAGCATCTGCGGGGATCTGCTTGCCCGGATTGATCAGCGTGCTGAATGTCTCGATGGCGTGGCCGTCTTGAAATTTGACAGCCGCCAGCTCCACAATGCGGTCTGTGCCACCGTTCAGCCCTGTTGTCTCCACATCTAGGGCAATATAACTGCGGTAGTCACCCTTCGGCGTGATGTTGGAGAAGGTCGGTGGCTCAAATCCCTTCTGCCTGCTGCGCTTTTCATCGGAGAGCGTGATGGGATAGGCTGGTATCTGCATGATGGCCGTTGCCTTTCTCTCCTCATGTTTGCGCTTTTCGGCTTCACGCTGACGGCCACGCTCTGCAGCTTCCTCCAGAGATGCGGCGCACTTCGAACAGTACCCACTGCTGTCAAATGTCCCTAATACAAGTATTTTTCTGCACAGCCTGCATTTTCCGATAAACTTACGTGACATGTGGATCACCTCCCTTCATGGTGTGCTTCTGCTTCGATCTGTTGGACATCGTCCCGGTCAAAGTCATCATTCAGAATGTGGTACATGGCATGCTTATAGGCCTTTATGCGATCCTCATAAGTCAGCCTGTTATCAATATAGACGGTGAAGCCGCCAAGACAGGGCGTGACGGCTTCGTGAATGCCTTCCGGCAGGTCGGTCAGATATACATATACTTCCATCTTTTGCACCTCCCTTTGTGTTGATGGGGGAAGGATAACTCTTTTACTGTCCGATAAATTGGGTTAACATAATCATCCATCAGGATTGGTCTGCTTGAGCCTGGTCAGCATCGCTGCTGCCATCTGCAGGTCTTCCGGCTTGCAATCCTTCGCAGCATCGAACAGGAGCCGCATGTCCTTATTCTCGAAGAGCTTCTGTGCCATCTCTGCAGCGTCATTTTCATAATACTCTTCAGTCCATCCCATCAGATCGGACGGAGTGACACCAAGAGCATTGGCAAAGCGCATGATCTGCGTCTGTGAAAGGTCAACCATTCCCTTCTCGATCTTCGAGATCATACTCTTATCGGAATAACCCACACGCAGTGCCAGATCGTTCTGACTCCATCCATTCATCTTTCGATATTTCTTAATGTTTTCGTAGAGCTCTAACATCATGCACACCTCCCTTTGCCCACATAATACAACATTATTGAAAAATTTTCAACAATATCGTTTAAATGGTTGACAGAAGTTGAACCAGATGCTATATTGAAAAAGGTTGAACCAAATGACACGAAAGGAGGTGATAAAGTGACTGATCTGGAAGAGCTGAAGGCTATCATCAAGGACAGCGGAATGACGATGGTCGCAGTGGCTGAAAAGGCTGGAATGGTGCGGGAAACGCTATATAACCGGCTAGCCGGGAAAGGCGAGTTTACGGCATCCGAAATAGTCGGTCTGACGTCAGCATTACGGCTCACTGTGAAGCAACGGGACAGCATTTTTTTTGCCCGAAAGGTTGAAGGAAATGCAACCAACAGCATTTAAGAAAGGAGAAAACGATGCCGCGAGTGCGATTGAACAAAGCAGAACATACAGCAAGAGCCTTTTCGGATCGCGTGCGTGGCGAACTGGCAAGGCAGAGGTTAAAGAGGCAGGGGCTGGCAGAATACATGGGCATGACACCACAGGCAGTGGGGCAGAAGCTCTTGAACAGGACAGAGTGGAGCCTGCGGGAGATGGTGGAGGCCTGCGAGTATCTCGGGATCAGCTTCATGATCGGAGAGGAGTGAGAAAAAGGATGAGAGAGAAGAGCAAAGCAGCCAAGATGGGCGAAGCGATAAGAGCAGAGCGGCAAAGATGCGGATACACACCCAGACGGCTGGCAGACATGCTGGATGCGGATGTGGAACTGGTGAAGAAGCTGGAGGCAGGACAGGCGGCGATCGGGATCAATATGCTGACAAGGCTCTGCAGCGCTTTACGGACTACCCCGGACAGGATGACAGCATTCTACGATGAGCCGATCGGGATCAGGACACGGCTGGACAAGATTGATGATGAGCAGGTGCTGACGGTCTACCTGAACGGCTGGAAGATGAATGAGGTCAAGTATTGCAAAAGCGGAAACGTGCAGCTGACCTTCCGGGAGGTTGACAATGACTGACCGCACCATCGGCGCCGTGATCCTGATGCTGGCAGGGGCGTGCTTCGCACCGATCGCACTGCACAGGGAGCCAGTGGAGCAGACAGCGGCAGAAGTGGAGATGGTGGCATTCATTCCGACACCCACGCCGACACCGTCACCAACACCGAAGCCGACAGTGACACCGACACTGATGCCGACACCCACAGAAGCACCGACAGCGACCCCGGAACCGACAGCGGCAGCAGTACAGATGCCAGTGATCGACATGCCACAGCCCGAGAACACAGACGGCTTGCAGCTGGTCTATATGACATGCTATCTGCCGACAGGAAACAACTGCGCAGACGGTACACCACCGCACCCGGGAGTGTGCGCTTCGGCACCCTGGAGGATCGGGCAGGACTGCATCCTATACCGGCAGGACACGCTCGAGGTGATCACAAGGCTGGAGTGCAGAGACACAGGCGGCCACCCGATGCTGCAGAACGGCACAGCTATCGACGTTTTCGTTCTTGATATGGATTCGGCCTGGAGCTGGATAGGCGAATATGGGACGCACGTATACGTGGAGTGGGTAGACAGAGAACAGTAAGAAGGGAGCAGATCATGACAGAGTATGAACACAAGTTATTGAGAATGGCACAGGATAGAGAGTTTGAGCGCAACATGATGCGTCAGCAGAAGCTTGTGGGCATCATCCTTTGCCTGCTGTCCATCGGGATCTGGTGGTACCTGTCGGACCGATACGGCCAGTTCGAGTGGGGCCTCATGGCAGCAGTCGGGATCTGGCTGGGCCTCTATCTGATCTGCACAAAGAAGAACATCAGAAAGGAGCAGTGATGGTCGAATTGTTGTATGGGCAATACTATCCCGTCTGCGATGGATGCGGTGCCGCACTGGATCCACAGGGGACACAGGAAGACGCACAGGCAGCCATGAAGCTGGCCAGATGGAAGAAACGGATCACCAAGAGCAACAGGATGGACTATCTGGACTACTGCACGGCCTGCGATCCTGAAGCGAACACCATCCCGCATGTGAAGGTGATCGACATCGGCAGTGATGAGGAGGATGACGATGATGACTGGAGATAAGGATGAGATCCTCAATCTGATGGAAGAGTACATCCGCATCACGGAGCTGATTAATGATTTTGTCAATGGCAATCTGAAGATCATCCTGGAAGACAGCCAGGGGAACAAGACGGACATGGACGATCTGATTACCACGGATGCCATCGATGAACAGATCACAGGTGACCTGGTGCATTACCAGGAAGACCTGGCGGAACAGATCAAAGAAGCATTGGAATAAGAGAAAAGGAGAAAAGGACATGGCAAAACTTTACGAGATCGTGGCAGAGCTTCAGGACTTTGTCACACAGAACGAGGGCCTTGAGGATGAGCAGGCCTGGAAAGACACCTTTGAGGCCCTGCAGGGGGAGCTCGATGACAAGGTGGGGCAGTGGTGTCGCTGCATCAAGAACCTGGAAGGTGAACGCGATGCCAAGAAGGCAGAGGCACAGAGGCTTCAGAGTGGCGTGAAGGCACTGGATAACAACATTGACCGCATGAAGCAGACCCTGATGGAATACATGCGACTCTGCGGCAGGAAGAACGCCGGCGATCAGGTGATCAGTGCCAAGATCGTCAAGAACGGCGGACAGGCACCAGTTGAGGTGTTCATCGAACCCGAAGAGCTCCCGGCACGGTTCAAGAAGGTGACAATTGAGGCAGACAAGAACGCCATCAGGGATGCGCTGACAGCTGGTGAAGAGTTCAGCTTTGCACGGCTGGGCGAACGTGGCGAACACTTAAAGATCGGATGAAAGGAGAAGAGATGAATATCACAAAAGGAAAGAAGACTATCCCGTATAAGGTCGTGATCTACGGCCCTGAAGGGATCGGCAAGAGCACAATGGCCAGTCAGTTCCCCGCGCCGGTTTATATCGACACGGAAGGGAGCACGGCCCGGATGGACGTGGAGCGCTTCGACACACCGAACACACTCGATGATGTCCTTTCGGATCTCGACCAGCTCTACAAAGAGGATCATGGCTATAAGACGCTTGTGATCGACACGATGGACAAGCTGGAGCTGATGATCAATGACAAGGTCTGCCAGGAACAGAACGTGACCGGGATCGAGGCCATCGGCTACGGCAAGGGCTACACATTCGCATCGGAAAAAGTCAACAAGCTGTTGGCAAAGCTGGACGCACTCCGCATGTCCAAAGGTATGAACATCGTGATCATCTGCCACGGCCAGATGCGGAAATTTGAACAGCCGGATGAGATGGGCGCTTATGACCGTTGGGAGCTGAAGCTGTCCAAGAAGGTGGCGCCCATGATCAAAGAATGGGCTGACATGGTCTTATTCGCCAACTATAAGACCTACGTGATCAAGACCGAAACTGGCAGCAAGAAGGCCCAGGGCGGAAAGCGTGTCATGTATACCACCCATAACCCTGCATGGGATGCAAAGAACAGGGATAGTCTGCCGGAGATGATGGATTTTGACTTCAAGGGCATCTCCCATCTGTTCGGAGCAGAGCCCGAGAAGAAACCGGCAAAGAAGCCGAAGGAAGAGCCGAAGTCTGTGGAACCGAAGGAAGACGAAGTGCCCTTCCCCATCCAGAACGAGACAGAGGCGAAGCTCCGGGAGTTGATGGAAGAAGCCGGAGTCAATGAGGATCAGGTCATGGTGACATTCCATGCAAAGAACAAGTACCCGGATGCCAGGATGTTCAGCGATATCGAGGACTGGGGCTTCATCGAAAAGAGTGTGGTCGGGAACTGGTCAGCCTTCCTGAATGCCGTCAAGAAGTACGGGAATGTGCCTTTTATAGCAGATGAAAAAACTACAAAAAAGAAATAGGAGGAGAAAAAGATGAGTAATGAAAACGAGGTTTTTGATTGGGACAGCGAGATCCTGGACGATGGCGAAGAGCGGAGCTTTGTCACGCTCGAACCTGGCAAGTATGACTTTACTGTGACAGGATTCGACAGGGCCTACCATGAGGCAAAGGAAGGCGGCAAGGCGCCCAGCTGTAACAAGGCAGTGATCACCATCAAGATCAGCACGGATGATGGTGACTGCATCATCAAGGAAAACTTCCTGCTCTACAAGAAGATGGAGTGGAAAATCAGTCAGTTTTTCCGCAGCCTGGGCATGAAGAAGCACGGAGAGAAGCTGGTCATGGCATGGGATAAGACCGTAGGCAAGACCGGCACGGTGCAGATCACGAAGGACGCAGGACGCGAAGATGGCGTGTTTTTCAATCATGTGAAGGAATGGCTGGAGCCGAAGGAAGGGGATGATGATGAGTGGAGTTAAGGGATTATCAGGCGGCAGCAGTCGATGCTGTCGAGCGTGAATGGGCCGATGGACACGACCACACGCTTCTGGTGATCCCGACTGGTGGCGGAAAGACCATTATCTTCTCTGAAATCGCGAGGAGAGCATCTGCAAAAGGGCGGGTGCTCATCCTGGCACACCGGGACGAACTGATCAGACAGGCCGCTGATAAGCTCTATAACTCCACAGGCCTCTTCTGTGGTATCGAAAAGGGCATAGAGAGCAGCGGCCACATGTTTGACATCACCATCGGAAGCGTACAGACCATGATGCGCGAGAATAGGCTGAATAAATACGATGAAGACTACTTTTCTGTGATCATTGTGGACGAAGCACACCACTGCCTGGCGGATTCCTACCGCAAGATCCTTGACCACTTCAAAGGTGCGAAGCTTTTAGGCGTGACAGCTACCCCGGACAGAGGAGACAAGAAGACGCTGGCGGAGATCTTTGACTCGATCGCTTACGAGTACAGTCTGGCACAGGCTATCAAGGACGGTTATCTTGTACCGCCAAAAGCAGAGATGATCCCGCTCAGGATTGACTTATCCGGCGTCAAGACTTCGATGGGGGACTATACGGACGGATCGCTGGGTATCGCCCTGCAGCCATACCTTGAGAAGATCGCAGATGAGATGGTGACGAGATGCCAGGATCGGAAGACGGTGATCTTCCTGCCACTGATCGCAATCTCCCAGGAGTTTTGCGGAATGCTGAACCAGCGCGGCCTCTCAGCTGCGGAAGTGAACGGAACCAGTAAAGACAGGGCAGAAATACTGACCGACTTTGAAAAAGGCAGATATAACGCACTCTGTAACAGCATGTTACTCACGGAAGGATGGGACTGTCCGGCAGCAGACTGCATCGTAGTGCTACGGCCCACCAAGATCCGAAGCTTATACAGTCAGATGGTGGGTAGGATCCTGCGGCTGTCCCCGGAAACGGGCAAGAAGGATGCCCTGATCCTTGACTTCCTGTGGATGACAGCCAAGCATGACCTGGTTAAGCCTGCGGTACTTGTGGCAAAAGATGAAGCTATAGCGGCCCGGATTGATGCCATGATGGCGGATGGGCAGATGGTGGATATTCTCGATGCAGAGGCACAGGCGATCAAAGACGAAGCGCAGGCAAAGCGTGACGCTATCGAAGAACGCGAGAGAGCACTGGCCCAGAAGCTGGCAGAACAGAAGCAGAAACAGCGGAAGCTGGTGGATCCGATCTATTACGGCCTCATGCTGGATGATGACTTCATCACGGAATATGAGCCCACCTTCGACTGGGAGATGGAGCCGCCTACAGACAAGCAGCTGACAGCGCTTGAGAACTGCGGCATCAGAGCAAGCGAAGTGAAGACGAAAGGCCTTGCAAGCAAGTTGCTTGACCTGATCATGAAACGGATCCAGGCGGGGCTGTGCACACCAAAACAGATGAAGACATTGGAGCGTTACGGCTTCCAGAACGTGGCCAAGTGGTCAAAGAATGAAGCCGGGAACATGCTCACAAGACTGTCAAGGAATAACTGGAGCCTTCCGAGAGACGTGAATCCTGCCACATATCAGCCATCAGAGCAGATGCAGACGATGAGCTGGGAAGACTATATCTGAGAAAGGACTAAGACATGGATGACACATTATTGAAAGCTCTGCAGGCCATAGATCCTGCAGGGACATCCTACGAAGAATGGGTGCAGATCGGTATGGCACTCCACAGGGAAGGCTTCGATCTGTCCGTCTGGGACGGCTGGAGCTCACAAGATGCCGGACGCTACCACACAGGCGAATGCTCCAGGAAGTGGCAGGGCTTCGGCAGATCCAACAGCACAGAAGTCACCGGCGGTACCATCATCGAGATCGCCAGAAGGTACGGCTATGAACCCTTTGACGGGATGGAGACGCTGGACTGGAACAGCGAGATCTCTGATGATTGGAACCCCAACGGCACCACGGAGCGTGTGAACCTGGTAAGTGATAAGGCATGGCTTGACATCGAAGCCGAAGAGAACCAGCTCCACGGATCAGAGGCCGGATGGAATGACACCGGCAGCATTGATGAGGCAATCCGGTACATATCGGCACTATTCAAGCCGGATGATTATGTGGGATTTGTCTATGATGCCTTCTATAAGGAAAAAGAGGATAAATGGAGCCCTGCAAATCACGGCCTGCAGGTAAAAGCAAAGGATCTGCTGAATAACCTGGAAAAGGCAAAGGAAAAGGGCGGGGACATCACCCGGGCGATCTATTCCTATAAGCATGACGCTGGGGCCTGGATCCGGCCGAACCCTTTAGACGGGGAAGGCTATGGCAATCGAAACGTAACGGCATATCGGTATGCCCTGATCGAATCTGACAAGATGCCCGTACCGCAGCAGATCGCCATCATAAGAGAGCTGCAGCTGCCTGTCAAGATGCTGGTCTACTCCGGCGGGAAATCCGTGCACGCCATTGTCAAAGTGGATGCCAGGAACGAGAAAGAGTACCGCCAGCGAGTAGACAAGCTCTATGCGGAATGTAAGAAGAACCAGTTCATCGTAGATGAACAGAACAAGAACGCCAGCAGGCTGTCACGGCTTCCGGGTGTGTGGCGTGGCAAAGAAAAGCAGTACATCATCGCGGAAGACATCGGCCAGCCTTCCTTCCCTGCATGGGAGGACTTTCTGGAAGAGGCCCTGGACACCCTGCCGGATATAGAGGATCTGAACGCTGCCCTGGATGCTCCGCACGATCTGACGGACGAGCTCATCGAAGGGACGCTCAGAGTCGGGCATAAGATGCTGATCGCAGGCCCCAGCAAAGCCGGCAAGAGCTTCCTGCTGATGGAGCTGGCCGTAGCGATCGCAGCAGGAACGGAATGGCTGGGGAAAAAGTGCAAACGTGGCAAAGTGCTCTATATCAACCTTGAAATTGATAAGAACAGCTTTTTCACACGCTTCGAGGAGATCTTCGAAGCGCGGCACATTAACCGCAAGAAGGCCGAAGAGATCCAGGTCTGGAACCTGCGAGGCAAGACACCACCTTTGAACGAGCTGGCACCCCGACTGATCCGCAGGATCAGGGACGGCGGCTTCATAGCAATAATACTTGATCCCATTTATAAAGTGATCACCGGGGATGAGAACAATGCCAGGGACATGTCAGTATTCTGCAATCAGTTTGACAGGATCGCAACCGAAACAGGTGCTGCAGTGATCTACGTGCATCATCACAGCAAAGGCTCACAGGTTGGAAAGAGGAGCATGGACAGAGCAAGCGGTTCCGGCGTCTTCGCAAGAGATCCTGATGCCCTGCTGGACATGACAGAGTTATGCCATGAGGCAGAAGACGGAGACAAGACAGCCTGGAGAGTTGAGTCTACCTTGAGAGAGTTCAAGTCGTGGCATCCGCTCGAGATCTGGTTCGACTTCCCGATCCATATCTATGATGATGAAGGCATACTTGCCAATCGCATGACGTTTGACCCGCTGTCTCTGGTCAATGAAAAGAGAGCAGGCCAGAAGGAAGACCGAAAGGACGAAGCGATTCATGTATATGAGAATCTGGTCGAGTGGGGAGGAGATGGCACTGTCAAAGTATCCGATATTGCCTCATACATGGGGGTCGGAAAACGGACGGTCAACACCTACTTCAGGGAGATGCCGGACGAGTTTGAGGTCATCACAGGAGGCCGTGGAAAGGGTAACGAGACACTCGTCAGAAGGCGTTCTTAGTTGTTGTATGCACGCTTATATATATAGATTGTTATACAACTATAAAAGACATCTTTCTTTCTTCTAAAGCAGGGCGGAAAGCCCGGCCCTGCTTCAGAGCAAAAAAGAGAAACCCCTACCCCGTAGTTGTAAAACGCAATTTGCACACTAACGACACCTAAGAAAACAGGAGGAGAAAATGATACATAAACTGACTATACAGCTGACACCTGTCAGCAAGAAAAATCATCAGCAGATCATCCGGGTGAACGGTGTGCCCAGGGTGATCCCTTCGAAGCAGTACCGGGAATATGAGAAGGCAGCATCACATCTCCTGATCGGACAGTGGGATGATCCGCCGGTCGATGAGGCAGTCAACGTGGAGATGGTTTTCTTCATGCCTACCCATAGACGAGTCGATCTGGTCAACCTGCAGGAAGCAGCACTGGATGTCATGGTCAAGGCTGGGATCCTGCTCGATGATAACTCGAACATCGTCACTACGATGGACGGCTCCATTGTCAGATATGACAAAGAGAACCCCAGGACCGAGATCACGATCACAAAAAGGGAGGCTGCCGAATGATTAAAGTTATCACAAGGGAGGATGTCATCTTCCAGGCTTACATGGATCTCTTCGAGTTCCATCGGGATTATGGAGTCCCGGAAAAGAATGATGAGTACTGGGATGAGCTTCTGGCGAAGGCATCGGAGATTACGAATAGATACAAGGGCACAGAGATGGAGGAGATAATCACGAATCATCTCGTGACATTGATGAACAAGCTGAACAAGGAGGTGCAGAAATGACAAGAACAGAAGCAAGTCAGCGGCTCTTTATCCTGAAGGACGAGATGCTGAAGGGGAGTATGATGATCAGGATGCCGTTTGAGCCGGAAGAGCTGGTCAGTGAAGAGGACATAGAAGCCATGAGCATGGCCATTGATATGTTGAAACAGAAGAAGGGGCACTGGATAGACCATCAGGATGGCAGATGGATCTACGCCAAGTGCTCCGAGTGTGGCACGGTGCATGATGTACAAACTGCATACTGCCCCAGCTGTGGGACCGCTATGGAGGTGAAGAAATGACAGACGAAGAACGGGAACGGAGAGAGAAGGGCCTGTGCCTGATCTGCGGCAAGCCGCTTGATGGTGCCAGCATCAGATGGTGCAAGAAGTGCGGATCGTATTATAACACCCGGACGAAGAGCCCCACGAACGAGGCGGAAGAAGAGAGGCGGCAGCAGGTGCCGAAGAAGAAGCAGGGGGAAACGCTGGACGATATAGCGCGGAAGGCGCACAAGCATGGACTGTCATACGGTAAGTACCTAGAGGCGAGAGCAAGGGGAGAATATTTATCGGAGGAAGATGAATGAGTATGTATGATAACGCAGAAAAGGATGATATTTATGCAGAAATAGTAAGGTTTTTAATAGATCATCCTATATCTGAACTACTTGAGATAGTCACAGATGCGGTAAATGCGATGGAGGTGGATGAATAGATGGTATCAATTACTTGTCCATGTACAGAGTGTATAAATAATGGCGTTAGATATAAATGTAAAGCAAAAAACATCAATCTTAAATATCGTAATATGGCAACTATCAATGAGGGGAGAGTAGATATGTGGATTTGCGATAAGTATGAATTGTCTGATGAAGCAAAGAAGCTAACGCAGTTATTTGAGAAGATGATAGTGGATGATTTATCGGAGGTGGATGAATGAACTTTGCGAAGGAACGTGACAGGGCGTTTATAAAGGCAGTAGTAGATGATGATTGGAGCGGAGTGTTGGAATATGCGAAGAAATATGGTGTTCCTGTTCCGAAGGATGAAAAAGTTATGAAGGCGGGAATTTACAAAGCTGTGCAGGAGTGTACGAAGATACCAGACGATGTGAAGGGCACAGCGATGCGGAAGTGTTTGGAACTCGGATTCACGCCGTTTATAAAGCCAGTGGAGGTGGATGAATGACGGATAGAGAAAAGGCAATAGTAATGGCATACACGGGCGTTTGTATGCTTGCGGGAGATAAGCTGTCTATATTTTACAAGTACGTTGATGAGATAATGGGCAGACCTGTTTATACGCACGAAATGGGAATAAAGGCTGTTGACGATGAGATCAAGGAAAAGGCGAGGCCGGACTTCTTGAAACTTTGCGCAGATGAAGCGGAGGTGGAAGAATGACGAAGTGTTCCTGTTGGGTAAAATACCCAAACGATGCCCACAAAAAGGATAGTGGCAAGTGGAAGTGTGTTGATTGCTATAAGTGCATAAGGGATTATGACGGAAGGCATAAGACCGTATGCGAGAAAATCGAGGAACAGAGCAAGGAACGGCAGGAGGTGAATAAATGAACAGGGAAGAAGCGATTGAAATGTGGGTGATTCCTGCGCTGAAAAACACATGGAATGAAAAGAAGTGTAATGAAATATTGGAAGCGTTAGAGCAAGAACCTATTCTTGACAAGATAAGCGCAGAGATAACAGCGAATATGGAAAGCATTATCGGAAAATATGGTAATAATACTCCGATAAGAGAAATGCCGTCAGCCAAGATTGAGCGAAATAATGCAAGAGAGGAATGTTTGCAAATTATCGACAAGTACAAGGCAGAAGGGAGTGATAGGGAATGACAAACGAAGATGCAAGAAAAGTATTATCATGGATAGAAGTAAAAGGTAGGAATGAACTCATTGTAGGTACTTGGTATTATAATATTGATAAAGAATTACGAGAAGCCCTTGACCTGGCGATAGCCGCATTAGAACAAGAACCTTGCGAAGATGCTATCAGCAGAGAACAATTATTATCAACGATGTTTGATTTACCCAAACCTAAAACAAATAAGACATATTGGGATGGGGTTGATGATGTGGGTGAGTTGGTTAATGACTTACCACCCGTACAGCCGAAGCAGAGGACTGGGATGTGGGTTGAGTGGAAAGATTCTGTTTATAACTGCTCTGTTTGTGGATGCCATACTGATGAGCAGGCTTTATTCAATTATTGCCCTAACTGCGGAGCAAAGATGGAGGTGGAAGGATGAGATTGATTGATGCAGATGCCTTAAATGGCTATCAGTTTGGGTTGATATCATCACAAGCACAGAAACTATTTCATAAGACTATAAATAATGCTCCTACGATAGTGCCGAAGCGGAGGACGGGGCGGTGGAAACGGATCAGCATGGACATGTATGTGCAACACGCTATGTACTACTATGAATGTTCCGAGTGCGGCGCTCATATCATCGGAGAACATAAGTATTGTAGCGAGTGCGGCGCGAAGATGGAGGTGACGCCATGACAACAGAAGCCGTTCTCGGAATCATGGGCTGCACATTACTCCTTGTCTGCATCCATGCGTGGCTCACTGCCCTTGCAGATGATGAGGCACGGCCCGACACGAACTACTGCCAGGGCTGCCAGGAAGGCTTCTGCATGGCCGACCCGAAGGGCGTGGACTGCATCAAGTGGCAGAAGGAATGCCGGAAAGGAGAAGAGCATGACAGCGGAAGAGCGTAAGATCTGGATAAGAGTATACCAGCGGCAGCGCAGACGCGAAGCCAGACACATCGGCCTGTGCACGATCTGCTACAAGAGAGCGCCGAAGCCTGGCTGCCTGACTTGCCCGACCTGCATCCAGCGGTCACTGGACTATCAAAGGAGGATGAAAGCTCATGCGAATCCCCAGTGAATCATGGTCAAAGATACAGACGACCATCCGACAGTATCCGAAGAACTGCCAGCGGCTGACTGACTGGCAGATGGAGATCCTGGACGCCAACCTCAAAGAAAAGGATCCCACAGGACACAAAGCCCTGCTGCTGTCGAGTGAGTACGCGAAGCGCCTGATGCGCGAGATCGAAGCGGTGGAGGATATGCTTGATCACCTCTCCGAAGATGAGCAGGCTGTGATCCGTCTGCGCTTCTGGTCAGGCAGATCTGTCGTTCCTTACGAGTACATGGGCCGTGCTCACTACTCCATCAGACAGATGCAGCGGATCGTATCGAAAGCCGTGCAGATCGTAGGCGTGAACATCGGAGAGCTGAATCCGAGAAGATGGCGTATATAGCGTCATGACCTGTGGTAATATAATAGCGTGAAAGAGCGTGATGCTAATGGGCATTGCGCTTTTTTTATAGGCTGGGCTTGCCGGGTTCCGGCCTTGTCACTCTTCTCGGGCTGCGGCTTTGGCCGTGGCTCGGCCCGGCGAAGAGGAGGACACAGGGCCATGACAGATACAGAGCGGCAGTACGCCACACAGTGCGCATTGACAGATCCGCACAGCTTTTACAAGTGGACACGATGGGAAGAGGTCAGAGCGGATGTGCTACGCCTTGACCATTACGAGTGCCAGCGGTGCAAACTTAAATACCACAGATACCGAAGGGCTACCACCGTGCACCATGTGAACCACTTGAAGACAAGGCCAGACCTAGCACTTGACATATACTACCACAATCCAGCGACACACTGCGATGAACGAAACTTATTATCTCTGTGTCACGATTGTCATGAAGAAGTACACGGCTGGAGAATACCAGCGTGCCAGGATCCTCTGACAGAAGAGCGCTGGGACTGACCCGGGGCCACGCCCTGGGGTGGTACACCCCCCGGTAGGAAAGGGCCAGATGCGCCGGACGCCTGGGGACCGAGGGGGGCCCTCGATTTTTTCGAGGAAAAGGGCATAAATTTAATCATTTATGGGAAGAGGTGGCAAAAAATGGGAAACACGGCAAAAAACTCGGCAGCCGTGAAGAAACCTGCGGCGAAAACTGCGGGGAAGGCTGCGAAGGCAACGCAGAACAAAGAATCAGCCATGAGCCAGGCAGCAGCGGAGCTGATCAGGATGGCTGAAGAGGGTGGAGTAGAGCAGAACTACTTTTTTACTACCACATTTACCCGGTACAAGATGCAGCTGTCGATTTTGGATAGGCTGCAGAAGGAGATAGACGATGGAGATCTGACGATCGTTAAGACTTACGTGAAAGGGCGGGACAACATTGTGACGAATCCCGCGATTACGGAATACAACAAGACCAGTTTAGCCGCTAACCAGACAACGGTGACACTGTTGAGAATTATCAAGACCTTTGCATCCGGGCCTGTGCTCGGAGGGGCGAAGGCAAAACAGGAAGATGAAGAGGACATCGACCTGTGACCTGGGAGAGCACCTGCAGCGGTTTATCGACCTTGTCCAGTCTGGCGAGCTGCAAACGAGCAAAGAGGTCAAGGCGCTGATCGAGCATGTGAAGTGGTGCTTCGAGAATGAAGATATTTACATTGACAACGAGCTGGCTGACCACTACCTGGGGATGGCGAAATACTTCCCGTTCGAGCGGGTGTTCCCCTGGCAGGAGTTTGTGATCACACTGCATGATTGCGTGTTTTGGTCAGACAGCAAGATGCCGCGATGGCCCGATTTGTTTTGTATGCTGGGCCGTGGCGCTGGCAAAGATGGCACCATCGGGCTTGAATCGGTGGCGCTGGCAAGCCCCTACAACGGGATAAGGGGATACGACATTGACATCTGTGCGAATAACGAAGAGCAGGCCCTGCGGCCTGTGTTGGATATTGTTGAGGCCTTTGATGCGGCAGAGCCGAAGGACAAGGCGAAGCTCAAGAAGCATTACCACTGGCTGAAAGAATCCGCGGAGTGCGTGACCACGAAGAGCATGATCAGGGGCCGCACGAACAACCCGAAGGGCAAGGACGGAATGCGCAGCGGCATAGTGGTGTTCAATGAAATCCACCAGTATGAAAATTATAACAACATCAATGTTTTCACCACTGGCCTCGGAAAACACCCGCACCCGCGCAGGAGCTACTTCACCACCAACGGTGATGTCAGAGAGGGCCCGCTGGATGATCTGCTGGAAACGTCCGAAGGCATCCTCTTCGGTGGCGATCCTGACAACGGCCTGCTCCCGTTTATCTGCCGCCTTGACGGTAAGGAAGAGGTTGACGACCCCGCCATGTGGGAAAAGGCGAACCCATCCCTTCCGTATCTGCCCGCCCTGCGGCTGGAGATCGAGAAGGAATACCGGGAATGGAAGAAGAGCCCCGCGAGGCTCCCGGCATTTATGACCAAAAGGATGAACATCCCGGACGGCTCGAGCGACATCCAGGTCACGGACTATGAAAACATAAAAGCGACAAAGGAAGAGCTCCCGGATCTGTCCGGGTGGTGCTGTGTGGCAGGCATCGACTTTTCCAAGATCACCGACTGGGTGAGCGTGTGCCTGCACTTCAAGCAGGGTGACAAACGGTATGACATCAGCCACAGCTGGATGTGTGCAGAGAGTAAGGATTTGCCCCGTATCAAGGCGCCCTGGCAGGAATGGGTACAGAACGGACGGCTGACACTGATCGACGATGTGGAGATCCACCCGGAGGTCGTGACAGAGTACCTTTACACGATGCGCAGCCAGTATTCCATCCGGGCGGTGGCGATAGATGACTTCCGCTATGCGCTGCTGGCACGGGCGCTGAACGAGATCGGCTTCGATCCGAAGGACAAGAAGAACCTGAAGCTGGTCAGGCCATCGGATGTCATGAAGGTGGCGCCGGTGATTGACAGCTGTTTTGCGAATCACTACTTCACCTGGGGCGATGCCCCGGAGCTGCGATGGGCCACGAATAACACGAAGCTGATCCGATACGGCAGGAAGTTCGGCGCAAATGGTGACATGGATGTCGGCAACTACGTATACGGCAAGATTGAAGCGAAAAGCCGCAAGACGGATCCCTTCATGGCACTGGTTGCTGCCATGACGATCGAGGACAAGATCATCGAGCGGCGCGAGGGAGGACGGCGGCGGCTGCCGACGGTCACATATTAAGAGGCAAAGAAAATGGCATTAGGAATTTTCAAATGGTTATGGGGCAAGCATAAGGACGAAGCGGGCAAGGTAAGCGTGCGCGAGTTTACGGACGAAGTCGAAACACTGGAGACAGCGATGAGCTTCTACATCCAGCGCATGGCCTTCTGGTCCATCGTCCGCAAGATCGGCTCTGCCCTGGCGGCCATCGAGTGGGAAACCTACCGCAGGGGCAAGAAGGTCAAGGCGAAGGAATACTGGCTGTGGAATTACGACCCGAACCCGAACCAGACCAGGGAGGAGTTTTTCCAGGCACTGACCGGCAAGCTCTACACGGAGCAGGAAGCGCTGGTGGTGGAATATCGCGGCAGCAGGTATGTGGCCGACAGCTTCAGCACCAACAAGAGCATCGACGGCAACACCTACACCAGCGTGACAGTGGGTGATACCACTTTTGCCAAGACATTCAAGGCTGATGAGGTGCTGCACTTCTCGATCAGCGGCGACAGCATCAAGTGTATCCTGACCGCCATCAGCGGCATGGAAGAGCGCTTGCTGAAGAGTGCAACGAAGGGCTACCTGCGCGGGAATGGCATCCACGGCGTGCTGAACATCGCAGAGGTGGAAGAAGCAAAGCCTGACTTTGACGAAACCTATGCTGACCTTGTGAACAACAAATTTAAGAAATACTTCAACAGTGAGAATGCTGTGCTGCCGATGTTTGAGGGCTTTAGCTTCCAGGAAAGCGAGAGCGGAAGCGGTAGTCAGAAGGCAAGCACATCCGGCACCAGGGATATCAAGAACCTGCTGGATGATGTTGTGGAGTTTACGGCACAGGCTATCGGCGTGCCCACTTCCATCGTGACCGGCAAGAACATCACCGATGCGGACTACAAGGCATTTCTGGAGAACCCCGTGAACCCTTTGGTGAAGATGATCACCAACGAGCTGAACAGAAAGCTCTACGGCCGTGACCTGGTCTATGCCGGCACGCAGATCGCACCGAACTGGAGCGGCATCAAGCACATCGACCTGTTCGATGTTGCCAACCCCATCGACAAGCTGATCGGATCGGGCGCCTTCTGTATCAATGATATCAGGCGCAAGCTCGGACTGGAAGCGATAGATGAGCCGTGGGCAGACCAGCACTGGATGACAAAGAACTACAGTACCGTGGAAGACCTCAATGTGGGTGTAAGCGGTTCTGATACACCGGCAGAGCCGGGAAGGGAGGAAGAAGACAATGGGACAGAATAGAATGCCCTATTTCAGCATGAAGCTGGACGAAAAGCAGAGTGCCGCTGACATCTACATCTTCGGCGACATTACCCCGTACAAGTGGGAAGACTCTGATGTCGTTGCCTACGATCTGGCCACACAGGTGAAGAACCTGCCGGAGAGCACGGCCATCACCGTGCACATCAACTCGAACGGCGGCGACCTGAAGGAAGGCCTGGGCATATACAACGTGCTGAAGGGCCGCAACGTGACCACGATCTGCGAAGGCTTCGCGGCAAGCTCCGCAAGCGTCATCTTCTGCGCAGGCCAGAGGCGTGTCATGAATGCAGCATCGCTGCTGTTTATCCACAACGCCAGCATGATCGCAGCTGGCAATGCCGACGACTTCGAGAAGGCAGCAGATGACCTTCGGATCATCACCAACGCAGCCAAGGAAGCATACCGGGAAGCAGGCGTCAATGTTACCGACGCACAGCTGGATGCCATGATGGACAGTGAAACATGGATCACACCGAGGGATGCCGTCGAGATGGGCTTCGCCACCGAGATCGCAGAGGCCGAAGAGGATGCAGCCATCAAGAACGATGCCATGAACAGCATCATCAAGGCTGTGACGGGCAAGGTGGAAAGCTATGAGGACGCCGTGATCAAGGCCCTGCATAACTACTTTGTGACGAAAGACGACCTTGCACAGTACCTGGCAGAGAATGAAGAGCCTGCCGAAGAAGAGTCCACGGAAGAGGCACAGGAAGAAGCCGAAGCTGTCGAGGAAGAGATCCCCGAAGAGGCTGAAGCGGAAGAAACAGCCACCACATCCACGCCGGACCCGGCGCTGGTGGAAAATAAAGGCTTTTTCGGTTTTCGATAAAGCCAACAAAACAACACATGCCGGAATACGGCGAAAAGGAGGTAAAACATGAAGA